ACCGTTGTTAGTTAGTGCTTTTCCGCCTGCTGTATAAGCAGAGCCAGAAGCGTTAGTGATTTCGTTTGATGTACTATAATCAGTAGTTGATGCACCCAAGCTTGCCGATGAAGTAAATAATGCAATCTTGAATGTATGACCACTACCAGACGAAAAGTTATGCTTACCTTCTAAAAGTTCCCCTTTAAAGGTGTTGCATATAGCTGATGATATTGCCATTTTATATCTCCTTTATGGTTGTTTCGATTCTAGAGGAAAACGAATAACACCATCATAGTATTCATCTCGTCTTCTTCTACCTTGTTGTTCAAGTTGCAAGCCTTGTAATGCTTGTTTGTAGCCTTGCTCATAGTATTGAAGCATATTGTCTGGACCCTTTAAGAATCTAAATGCTTCACATAGTGCAGCATAAAGTAAGACTTTAGGGGCGTTTGTACTCACCCAAGTTGTAGTGTTGGATGATGACAACCCTGTTTCTTGCTTGTTCAAAGCTAATTCTATATTATATGCAGTATTTGGTGTAGGCGCAAGATATATTGTGTCTTGATCCCACATAGCATAAAATTTTGGTTGTGCCTCCGTATTACGGTTTGGCCAGTATTCATTCATGTAAGTTATATCTTTTTGATATAAATAATATCTAATCGGATTAGCAGCGTCATATATTTGAGCAGATCTAATAAATGCTAGTTGACCCAAATTTGCACCAGGAAGTGATACAAACGGAACTCCTTGTGTAAGTGTAGCATATTGATATGATCTATATATATCTAAATCTACATCTCTAAATATTCTTTTCTCAGCGTGCTCTATAAAATCATTAACAATAATATCCGTTAAAACTGAGCTGTCAGTTTCGGTGTAATCTCTTATTTGTGTTACTAATTCTGAATATGTTGTCATGATATTACTACCTCCACTTTACCTAAAAATGATTTAATTTCTATGTCTTTATTTTGATCCTCTGTATTATCTAATGGTTGCATTGTAGAAACTATTACGTTTTCAAAAGCTCCTGGTGCAGGAATGGGATTAAATTGACTTATTGTTTGTGTTTTAGCACCAAATATATTTCTAGCATAAAGGTTATTATCTAAGGGAACAATTGCATTAACCACTTGTCCTCTAGCATATTGTAATGATTGTGGATCTGTAACTATTTTTAAAGGTTCTAATTGTGGGTGTTTAGGTTCAAATTCACTGATGTGAACCCAAGAACCATTCCATTCTTGAACCATTTCATTATATGGAAAAGACATACCAGATCTATCTGATACCCTTTTTGCAAATTTACCAGAGGCATATTTAGGCATCTACACTCCTGGTAGATAAGTTTTAGGAGTAAGAAATAAACTTGTTCTTTCGCCATCTTGAGCGGCAGCTCTTTGAAACTCATCTTCGTAAACTTGCTTTAATAATTGAATTCTATCTGGAGTTCTTTTCATAGATATGTAATAAGCCAGTCCAGCAGTTAAACATGGAAGAAATCGAAAAGGAACCTGAGCGTTATTCGTGTAGTCCCCAGAATCATACATCCGAACAAGCGCATAATATATTAGAGTGTAAGCTGTATCTGCTGCAGGATATAAATATAACGTTGGGTTTATCGTACGCTCAAAATAGTATTGAGTTGGTCTTCCACTGGTTGTTTTAACAGCGTAGTTCCAATACGTAGCTCTACTTATTGTATTAGTTGAAAAATCATTATTACTAGAATCTCTAATTATAACATCTGTTATATCTACTATTTGTTGACTATCATTAGCCCCTGCACCAAATAAACTCGTGCCTGTTAAATTTGTTGTGTTGGCAGGTAAAGTCTTTTCTTGTTTTTGAATAGTCCAAAGGTTTAATCCTCTATTAGCCCATTCAGCCAACATAAGATTAAGAGAACGCCTAGCGGTCTTTATATCGTATCCACTACGTATTTGAAGACCGCAACGTTCGTAAGCTTCTTCTGCTATGTCATCAATTGACAAATCAAAATTTGCTGTTGAAGCGTAAGTTGGCATTTATCTTTTTGCCTTTTTCTTTTTACCCTTCATGGCTTTTTTCTTTTTACCTTTCATGACTTTGCCGCCACGTTTCATAGCTTGCTTTTTCTTGCCAGCCATTCCGCCGCCCATCATCATGACCTTACCGCCACGTTTCATAGCTTGTTTCTTTTTACCCATCATGTTGACCTCCGAATATTCGTCTATAGGTTTTAGCTCTAGATACTACAACGTCTTGATAGTATCCCGTTGGCCACAACTTATAGTAACCAACTTTACGTAGTTTATCAGAAGCTTCCTGTAATTGCGAGAACTTTTGTACTAACATCATGGAATACATTAGGTCACTTTCTACTTGTGGAGGCTCGTCTCCTGGCGCTACCAAGAATTCTTGTTCTTCTTCATTAGCTGGATTATGAGGATGAAATCCCATAAAAAATATGTCCTTTTTATTATACCACTCATTGTAGGCATCTATAATGTCTTGAAACTGTTCTGTGTCATAGCTGTAGTAAGGATCACAAAATATTAGTATTTCGTGCACATCAAAATTTATATTATTTAAATGTGTATTAAGCTGTCTCTTATACCATTTATTTTTTGTTTTTATTTCTATTAAAACCTTGTTTTGTTTCCAAGTGTTTTTAGCAAAAGGACAGGCTGGAAACCCTCCTAGATGTTTATTAGGAACTTCTAAAAAATGTTCCGACCACTTACGTACGTCTTCTTTTATTTGTTTTTCTAATAGCATCTTTACCTTTCTTAAATATACTAACCACTTTTGATTTACCCATCACCTTGGCTCTTTGTTCTCCAACGGTAAGAATTTGAATTTTTCTAGCATATGGTTTGTTAACTCTTTTAACTTTTGCCACTGTTCTCCTAGCGTCAGCAGGAGTAGCAAACTTGATAGACACAGTATCACGTGGATTTTCATCCGTATAGAGTCGTCGTCCACTACCTTTTGGTTTTTTGCCCGTGCCAATTTTAGGGTCTTTTTTCTTGGTCATCTAACACCAATAAATCTCATTCCTCTCACAGCCATGCCACCTCCTGCAGCTTTAGCAAATGTTTTTACGTTAGTTGGTTTACCACCAACACCTTGTGCTTTAGATCTTTTTCTAGATACAGCAGATCGTCTTTGACTTTCAGTCATTCTTGCAGCTTTTGCTGCTGGTACACATTTAGGGTATTTTCTTTTAGCGTCCGCTTTTTGTTTTGAACGACCACACTTCTTAAAGCCTCCACCTTTTTTCTTAGAACCTATGTCAACCCAGTTCTGTTTAAACCATTTTTTTAAACCACTCTCGGCCATTAGGACTTCTTAGTTTTTTTTCTTCTATCTTTTCTAACCGCACCACATCCTTTTGCGATGCCACCTTGTTTATAATTTGAAACTCTTTTTCTATCTTGAGATATTTTATTGAAATCTATTATTTCACCACCCATTGCTTTTGGTTTAGGTCCTCTAAAATCTTTTCTTTTTGTGCCACTTGGATCTTTAATTTTACCTGCACATATTTTTGAGGCATAGGCATTTGCATATGCGCTAGGGTAAACCTTAAATTTACGCTTTGCTGCTGCTTTACCTCTTGGACATAACTTGGTCATCCTTGCCCCCTATATTTGACAAACTGTCGTCTTTTGTTTTTGTTCTTTGGCCTACTGCGTGAAGAACGCCCTATACTAGTTCTTTTTTTGACTGGTGTAAAGTATTCGTTAGAGGGTGTTTTGGCCATGCTACATCTGTGATAAAGGATTTTCTAATGCGAGTTTTATTCTTTTATCTATTTTTTCTTCTAGTTCAGTCATGGCTTGCTCCAACTTATCCGTTAATAATCGCATGTCTTCCTGAATGTCCTTCGTGGTATCTCTTAACTCCGAGCTGGTTTCTCTCGAATCTTCTTTAACCATTTGCTCTACATCATTAACAACTTTCTCAATACGTCTTACATCTTGACGTAAATCATTCTTTAATTCGTTTGCAACATCTGACACTAATCTTATTTCAGACATAATCATTTCCATTTCTTGCATGATCATATTTACTTCGGTTTGTATTAGGTCAGTCTTGCTGTCCATCTCTTCTTTTGTAAGTGCGATTTCCTTGTCGAAGCCTGATAAATCAGGTGCAACATATTCTTGTATTTGTTCTTTCATCGTTAGATAATCTTTATAAAATTCAAAACCACCCCACAGTCCACCACCTAATGTGGTTAAAGCTGTGATGATAACAAAGATCTTCCCGCCTTTGAACTTCAAACCCGCAAATTCTACTTCTGCCATTGTAACTCTATCATGTCATTCATCATACCATCACTACCACCAAATAGATACCATTGTGCTATATTGTTATTTTCTATTTGAGTATCTGGTATCATATAATCTGTAAAAAAATCTAATCTATCTTCTAGTTGTTTTTGTGAGTCAAAAAAGGTTTTTGTATCTCCTAATACTTGCATCACAATCAAAGTTTTTAACTGATTTGTTGAATCATATCTACCTTTATCACCCATCTTCTTAACAATTTTTTTCGCTGCTTTTTCTTTTTTAGACTCAGGTTTCTTTACTGGTTCCTTATCGGCTTCACCCTTATCTTCTGGTTCTTCCATATCTTCTGGTTGCTCTTCATTCTCTTCAGCCTCTGAAACGCTCTCTTTCGGCTCAGGCTCCTCTTCCGCATCAGCTTCAGGCTCGTTAGCATCTTCTTCAGTAGACTCATCCACGGGTTCTGGCTCAGCTTCAACTTCGGGTTGAGATTCTGGTTCTGGTTCTGGCTCATTTACTGGTTCCTCCATCTCTGGTTCTGACTCCATTGTATCTGGTTCTGGTGCAACTTCAATCTCTTCTGTCATTTCTGGCTCAGGCGCTGGCATTTCTAACTCTAATTCCATCTCCATTTCCATCTCAATTTCAACGACGGCCACCTCCATTTCAGGCATTTCTATATCCATTTCAGGTAGCTCCATTTCAAAATCCATCTCAAAACTAGGCATTTCCATTTCCATCTCGACAGTTTCATAAGATACTTCCATGTCGGGCTCATCAAATTCTGGCTCAAAAAACATGTCATCTCCTGGTGATTCAGGCACAACAATATCATTGTGATCAAAGATGTTTTCTACGATATCTATAACTTCAGTCTCTGTGCTACCACCATAAGCTACCCACATTTCAACAGATGTAATTGATTGTGTCACTATTGTGGACACTACGTTGTATAATACATTTATGGTTACATCATCAAAAAGCGGTCCAATTGCAAGGTTGATATCACGTCCACCCACCTCAATTACAAGTTTTGTAATTGTACCACTAAAGTCAAAACCACCTGTGTATTCTTGATAGCCACTAGTTACACCTGATTCTGATAAGATGTCTGTACCACTAAACACACT